CATTATACAATGAATAAGTAATAAAAAATAACATATGTTTTTAATTTAAGTAAAATCGTTATTAGGATTAATGCGTCCTTGTCCTTAAGCTTTATTCGTCATATTTCATATATTTTTCTAATAGTGAATATTGAGCCATATATTCATAAATTTGAATTGAATGTATGAAAATAAATATTTCCGTACATTCGGAGGTAGACACACCAATACTTTATACGTTATCATACGTTTAAATACATTGAATGTACGAAAATGTATAAAATTAAGCGTTTTGGGAGGCGGTTGGTGTGGTGAAAGGAAACGAAGTAAATGTCGAGCCTTTACGGACAAGACAAGAAATTGAAGACTTCAAAGATGCGCTAAGACTGACGGGAGGGCAGCGAGATCTTATGTTGTTCACGATCGGTATCAATACTGGATTGCGGATTGGTGATATCCTTGCGCTAAAGGTGAAGGACGTACAAGGGCGAGATACTGCGGTTATTATCGAGCAGAAAACCAGTAAGAAACGTACGCTATACCTGCGTAACATAGCAGATGATATTGACGCGTACACGCGCTTCATGGACGAAGATGACTATCTATTCGCTTCACGTAAGAAAAGCGCTGACGGGCGCAGTAAAGCGATCAGTACAACGCAGGCATATCGCGCATTGCAGAAGGCAGCAGATTTATTAGAGCGCAGCGATATAGGGACACACACAATGCGAAAGACGTTTGGTTACCAACACTATCAACGCAACAAAGATGTTGCAGTCTTGATGGAAGTCTTTAACCACTCGTCGCCTAGCGTGACTAAGCGATACATTGGTATCAGACAAGACGAGATAACTTCGACATTGATCGACTTCAAGCTATAAGCAGCGAGACAGGTGGTTGCGAAGTAAAATTAATTATTATTTATTTATTTATTTATTTATATTTCTTCGTAGCTGTGACGTTTACCCCCCCAAGGACACCCGTTTTCAGTGTCCCTTCCCGGAGGCTAATAAGTCGGCGCTTAAAAATTACATTTCGTCTTTTGTTTTCTTTTTTGAAATAGGCATTTTTTAGAGGCGTATAGCGTATTTAAACATTAATTAAGAAAGTGTTATCGGAAATAGAATATTATTTTTTATTTTTTAAAAGAAAGATAGTGGAAAAACGTAGGAATAGAGATAGGTTCCAAAGGCTTTCGATTCTTTCTTTTTTTCCATTTACACTGGCTTTAAGCAAATTAATTTGAAATTTTGTACTTTCGGCTAATTCTGGTTTATTCTCTCTATTTTTTTCGTAATCATGCAAATGGGAAAGGAAATTCTTATGGTCTTCATCGTCAGTCAAACTAATATCATCATATTTGAGAAACCTTTCATGGGAAGACAATCCCTCTACCTCTGGTATGATTGTACGAATACTTTTATTAGTGTCCAAATAAGGCTGAACAGACTCCATTTGATGAAGCAAAGATAAGTAAATTTCTTTTTTCAAAGAATCATATAAATTCAATACAACGAATACGAAAATCTGATAAACAGTAAAGAAATCGATAAATTGTTTTAAAGTCCCTTTTTCATCGTACTCTAAAAAATTATCAAATAAACTCGTTGATACCCATCGGAAGATAAAAAACATAAATAATATTTCTTGTAAATATATAAGTAATTTATATAAAAAATTCAGCTTAAAACGAACTTTTAGAGGGAAAAAATTTAAATCTCTAATCGCAAGTAATAAAATAAGAATTAAAAAAAAGAAAATTAAAGTTATGCCGAGTGGAGTTCCGATTAAAAATTCCCCGAATTCAATAAAAATTCCCAATGAAGTATCCTCCTCCTATCCTTTTCTAACACAATTTCAATCAATATTTTTTGAGTTGCTCTCAATATAACCGGGGGGTTTTATTGTTCTATCTGATTTGTATTTCTCAGCTAATAAGAAGATTGCAAAGTCGATTAATTTAGATTTCGGAACACCTGTTTGACCTGTAAGTTCATTCAGCAGTTCGACCGTCTTATTGTCTAAAGAAACCCCGACTCTTTGTCGATAGCGTAGTTCGCCCATAATAATCAGTTCTCCTGTCAAAGTTAAATTCTCAAATAACATACCATGATTTTTTTAAAAAGTTTCAAAAAAGACGATAAATAGTTGACAGCTTATATAAGCTGTAATAAGCTTATGTTATAAAGTTAAAAGGAGTTGTCGCCAATGATAAAAATAGAACAACGTTATATTGGCCAATACTGGATTACAAAACCAGGCCGAGTTACATACGCAGTCGGAGCGGCGGAAGCAGCAAAGGTTTTAGGATATTCAATCGAAGATGTCCGGCGTTTAGTAATCGCAGTCGTCGAGATCAATACGGAGGCCGCCGCATGAGCGCAACAACCACATTTATCGGCGAACCTGTTCATGATCGTATTCTCGACGGGGTACCGCCTGCACAGATTGACTGGAGAGATTTACCGCTCGGAAAAGGCGGCGGGATCCCAACAGATAAGAAAAAGGACCGGCTTATTGCGGTCAAAGCGAATGTTCTACTTCATTTCCGCGACTTTAGCTTTACTGTCGAGATTGTAATTGCATATGAAGAATTTCTCAGCCATGAACTTACGTCAGAAGAGATCTATCGCGATCTAGCGTATGAGGCCTTTGAGGCGTTCAGTGACCAAATGCTCGGGGCAATCGTCATGACGACGGGCGGCTCTGAGATAAACGCCGACATGACGTATGATGAAGTCGCGCAGACAATCGCATTGAAGAAGTCCACAGTTACGTTCGACCAGGTAGAACACGCAAGATACAGATTCATCTAAAATCATTTCGAATACGGCGAGACCAAGCGCCGAGTTAAAAAAGGCTGCCGACCAACGGCCGATCGCAGAAGACTAGTAAAAACCGCCATACATTGAGGAGCACATTCATATATATAAGTTTTATTGCGAATCGGCGCCAAACGATTTGCAGATCGAGAACGTCGAGTCGCGCCAACGACTAGCTAAAAAATAGATATCGATATCTTTAAGCCCCGTGTTGCAGCGCGAGGGCTTTTTTTATCGCGACCAATCAGGATTTCGGAGTCTATCGGAATTAACGAGGGCATAGGCATGGCTCCGGACGACCTGCGCTGTAACTGTGGTTGGTTAGCGATAAATTAAGTAAGTGCGTCGCCAGTGATTCGATTGAAGCGTCACATGCTTCAATAATTGCGATTATTCGTGGCATTGCGCAGGATTGCGCTTCAACGGTACTAACGGTATGTGCGCAGAAAGCAAGCTCGGGGATTTACGGTTGGGTAGCGGTGAAAATCGGAATATATCGCAATCGAGCGTATGATTGGCGTCTTTTTAAGTTTTATTTTATTCGACATGTCCAAATTCGGGTGATCGTACGACTTTAAGTAGACCGGGAAAATAATCTTCTAATTCCGTGTAAAACAATTTTCCTCGGACGTATAAAGAATAGGGGCGCAATCAAACGCCACAAAAATATTTTTCGGTTATTTTTGCGATTTGGTTGTTTTTTTTCGACTTGAGCGCTCTTTATTGTGAACACCGAAAAATAATCGCACAAATAATCGAGGTTGGCGACCCAAAGCACGAGTTGTTGCGGATTATTTGTAAGGGCGTGATTGTGCGCAATAGCCGGCCGTAACGGATCATGTCGCAGGTTAACGTTGGTGATCGCCAGTGATCGGGGCAAGCGAAGGAGGCGAAGGGAAGCGCAAGGGGCGCAGATATATAAGAGCGATGTAGGTAATCATTGTTGCGATGGATACGCGTACCGCCTGCGGCGGTACTGGTTCTTGTCTCTTTATTCGCAAAAACATGTCCGTTATCAATTAAGAGTCTTTATTAAAGTTGGACAGCTTTTTATCGTTAATTTCGCAGGTAGAAGTTCTAGCGGCCTTGTCTAACGACAATACCGCACGATTGCCACACATAACTTACTGTATCCAAAGCATTTAATGCGGTAAAGGGGCGGTTGTTATCATGACTCGTCGGTTTCGATTTTTCTAAATTAAAATAAAATCCTATATCTTGTATATAGAAAGGTTTAAAAACGATTAAAACGTCTATATATAGAGTGCTAGAACCAAAACATGATTTTCTAAAAATTACTTTTTAAGGGAGTTGATAAATATGTATAAAATGTGAAAATTGACCAAAAACCTAACACTTTTTTTAGTGGGGTACCTCTAAAACACCCATTTTAGCCCTCAAAAGTTGTAGCTACATGTACAGAGATAGAACGACTAGGTTTACCTCCAAAAAACATAGACCATTCCGGGGCGGAAACCCCTCATTTTAACTACAAACGAAAGCACCGTCCGAAATAGGACATTGCAATCAGAAAGGAATAAATAAAATGGCACATAGAACACGCATTCACGATTTACGGATTGCAGCCGGAGTATCAAAGCTTCAAATTAAGCGGTTCACTGGTATCTCCATGCATGTAATTACTGCTTTAGACAACGATCCTAGCTTCGTCCCAAGAGACGTTGCTGCAAAAACAAAAATTGAAGTTTACCTCGAAATGCTTTTACGGCAAAAAGAAGCTCAGATTTCAGCTTTCAACAATAAGCATGGCTACTATCACATAACTGAAGGGAAAGATGCTACTTGACGACCCCGATCGAGATTAACCCGGTTGAGGCAGTAAGAATGGCCGCCACTGCGATTTTAGAAGAAACGAAGTCCGGCGAGCTTGGCTTCGACGCCCGTTTAGCAAGGCTGGACCAACTAAGCGAAATGATCGCTGACCTAACGCCGGCTCAACGCAATTCACCCAACATGATACTACTACTTGACAAGTTATCCGACGCTTTTCTGCATGAAGTCATAAAGGATCCGACGCCCTGGAAGTCACGGAACCAAGAATATCCGATTTTATCAGAATCGATGGAAGAGCGCCGAACCTCGAAGAATGTCGACTTCATTATCGCAGAAGCGACGTATGACTCAACCAAGCGCAAACGATCGACACCGACTCGCCGAGTAAAGACGCGGCATGAAAATTACCTGGCCAATGAGAATACGCAATCAGAGAATAAGGCCCGCAAGAAGCGTTACGACGATTTTGTGAAAGGTAAGAAGAACGCAACAACAATTATGAAGGTATCAATTAAATCAGAGGAGGGCGCTAATGACGTCTACTTTAAAGCGCAAATTTAATAGTGTATCCGAGAGTATCACGCCAAACCACTTGACGCAAGAAGTCGTTGAGGTTCTGACAGACGCCGGTAAGCCGGTATCTGCAGTCGAAGTTGAGGCATTCGAAAAAATCTCGGAGGTGCTATTAAATCGGCGATCCATGACAAACATTATCGGCGTTGATGTCGCGACGGGATTCGGCAAGACGCTAATCCTGCGCAAGTTCTCGGAACTGATCGCAAAAACTCGCAGTGACGCAATTACGGTCGTATTACCGTATATCGAATCCGTCACGGAATTTCACACTGCCTGCGAGCTAATTTCCCCAGGTGGTTCCATTGCGATTCGTTCGCGTGAGATGTGCGGAAACGACGTAGCGTACCAGTCGCAATTCGACGAAGCAGCTACGGTGCCAGTCATTATCATGACCTCGGCGATGCTCCGGCATTTGCTCGACAGTAAAACGTACGATGTACTGCAACGATTCCGAGGTGTGGCGCCTGAACGCGAGATTATACGTCAGGTACTGATTGACGAAAATATCGAGCTACTGCGAGTCCATCGGATTACGGAAACGCAGATAAACGAAGTCTTGGTAAAACTACGATCAGCTATTTTTCATGAACGCAATCAGAGAAAAGCGAGCTACGCCGTTAAGACACTCGAGGTGTTCGAAATGAAGGTCCAGCGCCTGCTTGCGGAGTTAGACGCAATCGAGCGCAAACTCTATGTCGTGGAGCGGGTTGAGCCAATCGATTCATCGTACACACTGGCGCAAAATCTTGTCGATACAGTAAACCGTCGTCACGATGAGTCGGTTAAAGCAGCATTACATTCTATCGAACACGTGCTACGCAACGGGTGCCGTGTGGAATTCTCCAGTCGTAGATCGAGTGAGACTGATGATTTTGAAGTCGACCGTAGAAATGACCACGTTTTCGAGCACACCTTAACGAGTCACGAGTCCTTAGTCGATTCGTTGATTGGATTTCCTGTTACGTTTTTTGACGCTACCTGTACGGTCGATTTCAGCTATAACCTTTTGCCTGGCATCGAGTTCATTAAGTTACCGCCGGTGTTTGATTTCTCTAACGTTACCCTGACCGTTTGCAACAGTAACACTGCATCCCGGAGCTGGTCGACAAAGCCGGGTTCCATTCAGAAACTCAAGCTACTCATAAACGGGGAGCTTTCCGATAAGTACGACCGGATACTTCTCACTTCCTATAAAGGTTTGCCTACGGACCTACTTTCTCAGGCAATCGGTGAAAACGAGAAGGTTACTTTCATGACGAATGCCAGTGGTCGCGGATCAAACGCTTACGAGGGCTATTCAGCGCTAATTCACAATGGAACCTCAATACCGTCAGCCGGCGTCCAGGTGAGCAACGGCGATGAGCATTACACAGACGTTGACGGAGCTTACTCGCTTAGCCGTTTAGGGATTGAATACGAGGATATACGGTTGCAGGCGCTCGTCGAAAACGATATCGGCGTACGAGCTTCGCAGCTTATAGGTCGTATGCGCTCCGGGCGCCGCACTGACGATGTCGCGATTTATTCGTTGAATCTGCCGCCTGGCGCAGTCGACGTTATTAAATCTACGTACCCCGGCATTAACGTCAAATATGAGCCGTTTCTATCCGGTAGCATCACTGATCGCATTACCGAAATGGAGCAAATGTTTAGCGAATGTCCGGATGAAATCGTTAAGAAAAAGGCGATTGCAAGCCGACTAGGTATCGACTCGACATCGCTTGCGAAGATATTCCGGAACAATCCGTCGGCTAAGCGCGTAATTGCGGCGGCCGGCTATGAAGTCCTAAATGGACAGTCTTTTAAAAAGAAAAATTAAACTGAAATGAGATGACTTGACCTTTGACAAAAGAAGAACGTATTAAACGCCAAGCAGCGGCAAAGCATCGCGCGTATCGCAGAACATGGTTGGGAAGGTTGGGTAGGGCGGCTGAAAGATCAAATGCTCGAGCTAAGCTTTACGGTATTCCCGGCCGTGTTACCACTGGTGAATTACAAGAATTATTGTTTGAGCAGGGTGGTCGTTGCGCTCTTACAGGTCGATCGCTCACCCCGGATAAACCAAACGCACTGTCTCACGCCAGTTTAGATCATGTCATTGGGATCAATTGCGACTCAGGAATCGCTACGGGGTCCAAAGAGAACCTCATGTTAGTCAGGATCAACGCGAACAAAATGAAGGGAAATATGCCGTTATCATCTCTGTTCGGTGAGACAAAACCTGTGCTAACAGAATACATGACCGAGTTTATGCCAGTGGAGCGACAACGACAAATCCTCGAACTACAAGCGCAACAGTTGCGAGCGTTAGGAAGGCAGGTGACTTCGGATGATTACGTAGTTGTTAAAAACCTGCGCAGATCAGCGAAACGTAAAGCCAAATAAAAACTAACCGAAAAGGATGGTGGCACGATGCCTACCGAAACTAAATTCTTAAGTTACAAAATGCCGAAAGTAGTCGAACCAGTCGAAAAACCAGCGTCAGTCCACGTTGACGAAGAGGCGAATCGATTCCGCTTCGAGCCGTTTGAAATAATAGATCAACAAATTCTGGAATTTGAAGTCAACTCTGCAATACTAAACGAAATGTTAATTTCGCCACAGAATAATGTAGATAAGGCTGAGTACGACTATTTACAAGCATTAGCTGAAGAAGAAGGCAGTAGCTTAGAGATAGCCCACTCCTTAAAGATTTTAGAAGAAGAGCGTTCACTATTAGCGCACAAAACAGTTGTAATTCAAGACACAATTGAATCTTTGGAACCGAACTTCGATATAGAAGCACTGTATGAAAAGTACAATAATGAGTTCGTTCCATACGCAAAATACCGTAACTATTTAGCATTAGAAAACCTGATTCAATCACGAACTAGTGGAGACTACACAATACAAGACATGTTATCTGAGTTTGATAAGTCTACTTTTGTACAAATCGAATCAAAACGATTCTTTTCTATTCTTTATAAAAGCAATGTTAAATATCCGATTGAATCATTAATTCCTATGAACTTAAATGAAGTTCTAACAACCGAAGAGTTTAACAAGGGAGTAAAGCTTAGTCGGAATTTTAATCATATTGGACACGTTTAAAAACTAGAAGGGGGGATGCTCTCCCTCTTCTTTATTTTTTCGGGAGGTAGTACATGACGAAAATTAAGTATGAATACAAAACTAGTACCGTCGACCTGTCGCGCACTCCTTCGGTCAAACTTCGTTATTACGACGGCAAATACGTCACCGACTTCACTTCGATGTCGACCGGTTTCCAGTGGTCCGGTAATAAATCGGATGCCTTTCGCTGCTTGGCGATTGATCTCGTCATGGGTGCCGATGCAAGCGAACGGGAGTTTTTACCGAGTGTCGGGCGGCAAGTACGTTTATACAGCGGTGAGAAAAATCGGACCGAACTATTTCGCGGTGTTGTCGCAGAAGTCGAACGAAGCGGGGATGGAAAGGCGAAAATTTCAGTGTTTGACGAGTTATGGTATGCGTCTAAGAACACGGTTGACTTCACAGTCAGTGGTGGAACCACTGCGAGTCAGGCGATTAAGTTGTTGTGTAAGAAATACGGTATTGCTTACGGATCCATTACTGATACCAAATACAAATTTGGCAGAAAGCGCTTCTTCAAGAAGAGTATCGCAGAAATTTTCGATACGCTCATATGGGAGAATTACCAAGCTACCGGACGCAAGTATATGCTCGAGGTGCGTGGTGGAAAAGTCGTCCTCGCGCAAGTAGTGCCGCAAAACGTAAGATTCCGAGTTGAACGCGGGACCAACATGAAGGGAATATCCGCAACCACTTCGATTGAGGGAATGGCGACGCAAGTCTACATGACCGGCGGTGAAGACGAAGAACGCGGTCTTAAGGTTACGCGGAAAGATGCTTCCGGAATCAAACGCTACGGTATCTTGCAACATGCAGAACATCGCAGTGGTATTCGTAAAACGAAAGATTTATTAAAGTACGCAGATAAGGCGCTAGCCCGGCGTAATCAGCCGACTCGTACGTTATCAGTTCAAGCGTTAGGGTACTTCGGCGTCAAAACAGGTGACGTTGTGTATATCAAAGATGCGGCGACTGGCGTAAACGGGCGTTATTGGGTAACGGCTGATACGCATACAATCGACAGCAAAGGAGTCCATACAATGGATCTCGATCTTGCTAAAACATGGGCGTTAGAGGTTTCGAATTACGAACCACCAAGCGAACCTACTTCGAATACTGCGACTCCAACCGGCAGTGACGCTACAATCGGAACTAAGGCGCCTTACAAATACCTGACGCAGTTTGTGCGTAAATACGAGACTTCCAATGCAGGTAGTACGTCGATCTACAATGACGTTAAATACGGTGGGATGTCTTACGGTTTTTACCAAATGGCAAGTCGCGCAGGCACTCCGCAAAAGTTCGTGAAGTGGCTTTCTAATCGTGATGATGAGATTTATGAAAGACTTGCGGAAAAAATCGGATCCGTATCGCAGGTTAATGGTGCATTTGCGAAAGAATGGTTAGCGGTTGCTCAACGATACAAATCACGATTCACGGACCTGGAACATGCTTACGTAAAGGTCCATTACTACAACGATGCTAAAGATGGTGTTCGCAAGAGAACGGGAATCGACATAAACAAACGAAGTTGGGCGATGCAGGCGGCGTTATTATCGACTGCTATCCAATTCGGAACAGGTTCGGCTATTAGCGCAAAAGGCGCCATTCCAATATTTAGTCTTACGTATAAAAAAGGAATCTCGGACGGAGTGTGGTTGAAGGCCATTTACGCAGATAAAACAAGGAGATTCCCTATTACAAAAACACGTTTTGCTAACGAACTAGTAGATGCTATTGCAATGTTGAATAAGCAACAGGCAGCCATTATGAAAACAAAGCCGGCACCAAAACCAAGTAGCGCAAGCAAGACGGTGACACGCGAGAAAATCGTAACGATAGCGCGGAGCAAGAAGGGGAAGTTAACGTATAATTTGGCAAGCGGTAACCCGCTATTAGACGGCAAAAATGTCGGGGATTGTAGTGACTTCGTGCAGTATGTCTTTAAGCAAGCTGGTATTGCCGGAACTGTACCGAACTATACGCCGACGATTTGGGGCAAGTACACGAAGATCAATCGTAGCTCTGCGCAACCAGGCGATTTGGTATTGTTTAGCGGAACTATTCCGGGTCGTGCGAAAGGAGAACCGTCACATGTCGGTATCGTATCCGGCGATGGAAACATGGTCAACCTGCAGTCCTACGGGTGTAAGGAAGAACGATATGGGTCCGGATACTGGGGCGACTACCTGCTCGGATTCGTTCGAGTATTAGACTAAAACAACAATAGGAGGAACAACGAATGCCAAACACAAATCAAAGCACTCGTAATCTCGGCGCGGACCTGCGTCGTGTCGTCAAAAAATACGGAGCAAATAAAGAAGTTTCCTTAATGTACGGTACGGTCGTTGGTGTGGACCCGATTGAAGTATTAGTAGACGGAAGCACTGACCCGTTGCAAGCTGCGGACTTGATGGTATCGGTCAGCCTGACGAATCAAAGCGTAAAGGCGACGTTTGACGGCGTTTCTAGTACACTGACTATCGAAAACGCCTTGAAGCGCGGGGAACGGGTTGCGATGATCCAGGATACAGCCCATAACCGCATCTACGTTACCGAGCGAGCTACTGACGGAGAGTAACACCAAAAGACGAAGGTTAGCGTTTGATTGCGCCTGCCTACGTCCATATCTATTATTTCACTTCCCGTATTCGCTAAACATCGCAAAAAGTCGTATGCCTCCGAGGTGTTGCGTGATATAATCTTATCAACTAAATGAAGTTACCGCCTAACGACGGTGCTTAACGTAAGAGTTACCAAATTGACGCATGGAAACGGCTTTGTATCAGCGTTTATTATTGCGGACAATAACGAGATATGGATCATTGATCATACGTATGTCGACCCGAATCATCGGAACCAACAAATCGGCGAACAACTGGTCAAAGCCATTGT